GTTATACGGCTGCGGTCCCTTGTTGCCGCTCTCGTTGGCGGTGAGGACGGCCTTCACGTAATCTGTCCATGTCTTATATCCTTTAGGTATATCAGGAAAAGCCCTATCACCATAGTCCTGTGGGTTCGCGTCGAGCGGCTTCTGCTCAGGGTACGCTTCTGTACGGACTGTTCCGGCCATACCCTTATCCTCTCAGCGGCAATTCCGCCCAGCATATTGATATCATCGCATCGAAGGCTGACCCCAGGTTCTGCAGGCTGACAAGCGACCCTGGTGCCAGACAGAGCGCCCCATCAACCTGATCCACGGCGCTCAAGCGTTGCCCGCCCACCGCCGTCTCATGGCTGAGACTCACGGGATGCAGACGCACGACCACGAGCCCAGCCGGCAGCGTACACGAGCTATACGCCTGCCCTACCGGCGCCACCGTGCCCCCCACCAGCCCATTGACGGGCACAATCGGCACCGCGCTCGTCGGCGTCCCGACATTGGCGGCATAGGCCATGACCGTGTTGGCTTGTACGGCGGCGGTCGGCGTCCCGGTCATCGACACCGTACACTGGAGCACCGCCAGCATGACCAAGGCATCTGCCGGATTAAAGAGCGTCAGGCCACTGCCCACCGTCGTTAAGCCCACTGGAAAGAGCACCGGCGCCTGCATCGCGGCCAGGAACAGTTGCCCGCGCCTCGCCAGGTCTGCATAGGGCACTGCCATCTGTTCCTCCTGTCCCAGCGTGTCGAGATGGAGCAACCAGGGCCGCGTGATGAGCCCGCTCCGTGCGTCTATCATTGGGGTGCGCGCGAGCGAGGTGGTTAGGGTTCCCGGCATCGCTAGGCTCCCAACACTTCATAATCGACAAGGGCGGCATAGATTTGCCGCTCGACTGGCGACGACACGCGCAGTTTATACCTGCGGTCGTAGGCACTCCCGAGCTGACGAAATTCGACCATAGTACGCACCTGGCCGATACGCCCGAGTTCCATCGAACGCACAATGCCGTAGGTATTCCCGCCGTCATTACTGATGAGCAGGTCCACGACCGGGTCCTCCCCGAGTTGGATGCCGTCGAGCCCTACACCTGTCTTACACAGAATTTGTAACCTATCATGCCGCACTCGGCTGGAACCCTCGCTGTCGAATAGGGGCGGCAGCCCGGCCTCAAACACGAGCGGCGCCCCGGCGTCCGTATACGTGTCCGGGTCTAACTCGTAGATGCGCCCGTCCACATAGTCGCCCACAAGATGCTTGCCGTAGGCGAACACGTAACAGTTCGCCCGATGCCTGCCGATGGTGCCCATGACGGGCTCCCACGCGCCACGTTCGTGCCACAGCCCCGTCGTGGTGTCGAGTACCCACGTCACATTGGCGGTCGGGAATGTGAGCCAGTAAAAATGGTGCCCCCGGTACTGCTGCCCCCAACCGATCGCGTCGTCAATCGTGCTATAGCTCTGGATCGCTTCTTCCACGGGATGCGTGGAGACGCGCTGCGGATTGTACCCCTGCGCTTGGACCACGAGCCCCCGCCCGTCGTCGCCGCGTGAGAGCCAGTAGAGCGATTCCCCCACGCGCGAGGGGGAGAACTTGGCAGCGCAGCCCTGATGGATAAACGCGCCAGGAATAGGCTGGAAGGGGCGGTCGGGATCGCGCACATCGGCCAACACTTCGGTCGTATGCTCGCCAAAGTTCCACAGATCCTTATGCACCACAATCTGGCTCACCATCTGGTCGGGAGAGCCTTCCACGGCGGTAAAGTTGAGCGCGTCAAAGGTGACACTGAGCGGGTCGGTCCAGCCGATTTGCTGCGTCCCTGGCACCGGGAAGACAAAATAGCCATCGAGGTACGTGACGTGTGTGGAGCCTGGGAAGTTGCCATCGGTGATGCGCGTAAAGATGTTGGTCGCCAGCGTGAGATAGTAGCCGTCCACGCCATCAACCAGCATGAGCTGGATACCGTTATCCACCATGCTCACGGGGCCATTAATACTATTTAAGGTCCCGTACTGTGCGAGAGCACCTGAGACGAAAATCTCGACAAACGCATTGCCCTGCACGGCAAAGAGGCGTTGGTCGGAGGACTGATAGAGCGCACGGACGGGTCCCCCAGCCAGCAAGGTCACAAAGAGCTTCAGGCCAGGCGTGCCAATGAGGGCGGTCACGGTGGCTCCCTGCTTGCTCTCGACCAGCTCGGCAAAGGCATTGATAAGGCGCATGGAATCTAGCTGCGGATTCTTATATCTGGATGATTGCCCGATCCACTGAAGCCTGGGCATACCTAATCGCTCCCCGTCAACCAATCGGTAAAGCCCCAGAGCGAGCGGCGTCCCTCGCCCCCATGGCCCGTCACCCCAGCGACATCGCTCGTCATGCGAGGCACACGTACATTGCGAATTTGGACCCGCTCGCGGCTCTCGTTTGCCAGCGCCAGGATGTCTGGGCGCAGTGTCCCCGGATATTCACTGGAAATTTCCACTGGGAGGTTATACTCCAGCATGCGTTGGTATCCTGGAGCCAGCACCATCACCGTATCTAAGGTATTGGCGGCATTCCAGGGATGCCACAGATAGAGAATGATATTGGCGACCATGGTTGGCGTCGGATACACAAAGACGCGACCGAGCGGCGCAGTAGGGTCATACCAGAGTGCCGTCACCTGCGAGCCAATGGTCATCGGCACGGAGCGCAGGTTCTGATAGTCCTGGTGATCGCGCAACACGGCAATCGGCTCTTCAATGAGGGTCGCCGGCTCCTGCCACCACGCTTGGCTGATCTGGATCGGGCGCGGACACCCCGCCCCATAGAGCGGCGTCGTATTCCACAGCCCGCCAGGGCCAAGCGTGTACGTCTGCATGCCCCCTACCAAGGAGAAGATCTGGCGGTCGATGACGTACACCAGCAGGTCTTCCAGCGCCCAGGCATCCAGCAGGGAGTTGAGGCACCGTAAGCCCCCAGCGGCCATGCTAGCAGACGGGATTTCATCGTCCCCGACGATGCCGAGCTTGAGTAAGGCGGTGGTAATGAGGTCACGTACAGTCATAGTTGGGATACCCCTGGCTTCCGTAGTGCACCAGTGGCACGCAGCGCGTAGCGGCGACTGCCACCCCCAAGCGTGCCCACTGAATGCTCAGTCCCCAATCTTCACTCAGCGTCCGCGCCTGGAACACCCCCTGTGCGTCCTTAAAAATCTCATCATGAAACCGAAACACGATCTGTTCCACCCATGGCTGCGTAAAGTCACAGACAAAGCAGCCCGTATTGACCAGTAACACCTGCTCCGGCCAGTTGGTGTCGGCCACCGTAAACGTCGGGGGCAGCGTGGCGACCTCCCGCAGCGTCAAGCACCTGACCCCCTTCGTCTCCCAGTCGTAGAGCCCCGTACTGGTGAGCCCGCTCCCGTCCTTCACCGGGATGACACACGACAGCACCTGCACCGCCGCCGCCTGCATCACCGCCAGCAGCGTATCCAACCACTCCAGGCCCACCGGGGCCACATCACTGTGGAGCATGGCAAAATGCGTCCACCCCTGGGCCTGGCGCGTGTTCAGCGCTGCACACCACAACTTATTAAACGAGTGGGGCAAGCGGCTGTCTTCACTGGGCCAGATCATCACGTCATGCGCGTGCGAGGCGTGCGCCGCCGCCAGCGCTGACGCCAAAACGACGGGGCCATAATGAGGGTACGCCAAAAAGACGCGCGCCCGCGCCATCAGACCGCAGCGCGCATCTGGCCGATGATCGCGCCGCTCTCTAACGTATCATCGTTGACCACCTCTAACTGAATCTCGCCCGACCCTTCCACAAAGGCCGTCACCGCGGAGGCGGTCAGCGTGATCGTGCTAGTCGCCGTAAAGGCATTATTCGCGGTAATGGCGGTCCCCGCTAACTCTTTGTTGAGGGTATTCGCCGCTACCGTCGTGAGGGCCAGCACCCCGCCGGTCACGTCCACGCCATCAATGGACGGCGTAATGGTGGCCAGCTTGGCGGCCGTGGTGGCGGGGGCATACGTTACCCACGTCACCTTGGTAATGCGCCCCTTATGACCCGGTGTCCAGTGGTTCACCGCCGCATTCGACAGCGTAGACAGGGTCGGCACCGAAAACACCTTCGTATATTTGGCCAGACCCGCTTTGGCAAGCCAGGTCGGGGCGGCGAGGTTGCTCACACTCGTGTTTAAAGTTCCCGGCATTATTTCCTCCCTCGCGTCGCATGAGGGGTATCGTCTTCCTCCGGCGGCGTGGTTAAAGCGTCCGTTTTCGCTTCCAGGGCCTCCAGCCGTTCCGTGACCGCCGTGAGTAAGGCTTGCAGCGAGGCCACTTCGGTTTCGAGGACCGCCACTGCCGGTCCCGTGGTGCGGGCCTCTGGCGGCGGGGCCGGCATAATGGCTGCCCCCTGAAGAATCGCCTGATCGGTATTGGGGGCGGTAATGACCCCAAACTCGGCGGGACTCTCGACCCACCCTCCCTGGGCGCGCAACTTGTCGTACACGTCCTGCGTTTCTACGAGGACGCCGCCCGGTTGGTTGGGATGGAACAGGTAGAGCGGCTGGAAGATCACCTCTTCCATGGCCGTCATCATTGGTCTCTCTGCCATAAAGTTTCCTTCTATGAGGCCACCCGACAGGCCCACTGCGGACGCGGGACCGCGACCCCAAAGAGCACATCACATCTGGTGCCGTGGGTATCCGTCCCCCAGGTCGAGTCCTGCCACAGGCGGAACGAAATCCCCAGTTGTTCGTCACTCACTCTGTACGCGCTCCCCGAATACGGCATCGACAAATCCGCAAACGCCACCGTACAAAATTTCGGGTAAAAGCACAGGTTCTGCGGCGTGGAGACGCTCGCCGCCCCCAGCACCGTAATCGGGGCATTGTTCGCCGGCGAGGCACTGACCGTCTGAAACTGCGTCGGATTGCCCGCGCTGTCCGGCGGCGTCAGCGGCGGGCTAATCGGAATGGCCATGTTGCCCGACACGTCCGCCGTCGCATTGGCCGTGACCACAAACTGCCGCAGTTGG